TCTTCTCAAGAAAGCATAATAGACAATTTGAGTAAAATAAGCAAATGGATTTGTTTTACTTACATCAAAATTATTGATATATTGAACACAATTTTCAATTCCATCACTTATCATATCTTCCCTGAACATATAGTTGACGAAATTAGGACGATATGATAAATGTGTTGCTATTTTTAAAAAGCAGTCTCCAAGATAATTTGGTATTCTTGGATTGGGGAGACCTTTCTTCTTTGCAGCATCTACCTTCTTCTTGTATACTACAAGAGCTTCATGAAACTCTTTGTTATTTACGTAATGTGGATTTTTCTTTTCTTTGTGCATTAAAGTACTATTAGTTATTTTTATTATAACAAATTTACCAGATAAATCAAGTATTGACAAATAAAAATTACTCGACTAAAATCACTCTGTTAGGGTTCAAGATAAATTATATCTTTAATTAGATCTATAAAGTTTTTCTAAAGATACTCTTGCTTCTGATACCGAAGATAGATATCCCATATTAGGAGTTATCTCTGTCAGTCCAGAGTGTCTATCTTTTTCTCTTACAAACTTTTTATGTATTTTTATAATACTTTGATCTACTACCTCTGTAATGGTAATAACCTTATCCATATCTATGATAAACATAGAATCATTGCTTAATTTCATCCAAGGGTGAAGTTTAAGACCACTTACTCCTAATTGTTTTATGGCAATAGTCTCCATAATAACAGGATTGTCAAGTATTAGTAATGTTCTATCTTCTTCCTCGCAAGGACATACTTTAGAAAAGATTTCTTCACCTGATATAAGTTTTATTGCTGCGTAAAATTCTTCTTCCATTATTGTTGAAAATTGATTTTTACTATTTCGTAATTAAATTTTTCTTCATTGTATATTTTTATTCTTTCAATTAAATGATTTAAAGTATAGTTTTTTCTTGATTTGTAAATTATTTCATCTGCAATATCGTATAAAACTGCTTTAGTTTTATTTTCCCCTTTTCTCAAAACTCTTCCTATTGATTGTAAGTTTCTTATTTTTGATTTTGATGGACTGGCAAATATTACATTGTGAAGATTTTTAATATTTACTCCAGTTGAAAATGTTCCATATGATGCTATGATGATGGCATCGGATTCTTTTTCTGTTATTTCTCTGACCTTTTCTCTTTGTTCAGCATCAACCCCACCGTGAATAAAAAATATTTTTCTATTTTTTGATGCTGATTTATTTATGTTCTCGTATAAAGGCAGTCCGTGAGATTCAACTCTACTAAAAAGAATAAGAGTATTTCCCTTTAAATCTAAAGCAAGATTCTTTATAAATTTATTTCTTTTTTCATTAGTAATTAAATATTGAATCTCTTCTTCAAAATCATTGAACTTATGTTCATTGTGCTTTAGTAAAAGAACTTTAATTTGTAGTTTAGATAAGTGTCCCTTTTCTATTAGATCTTTTGTTTGTGTAACCTTATAAGATGGTCCAAAAAGACCCTCCAAGACCCACTTATGAGTCTGTGATCCATCTAGAGTACCAGTGAATCCAAAACGGTATTTGGCATTGTCTGCCTTGGTCATAATGCCAACTAAAGACTTCGATTTGAATAAATGAGCTTCATCACCTATAATAACATCAAAGTCATTAAAGAAAGATCTTGGTAAGTTATAAATGCTTTGCCAAGTAGAGCAAAACACAGTTGGGTACTTATGTTCAATTTTTTTAATTTTCATTTTTAATTTTTCTAATTAAAGTATTTGCCAATGGACCTCTTTTTGGAATTTTCCCCGAAAGAATATAATTAAAAGTAGATAAAGAACATTTTAAAATTTGCTCACAAATTTCTTTTGTAGTTAGATTGTTATCTATTGATATCCAATCTTTGCCAAAATTTAAACTATATTCGTACCTGTATTTTTTGCAAAGATAATGATTTTTTCCACTAGTTTTTTTTATTTTTTTTCTAATACTTTCCTTATTATGCATTGGATTATTAGTTACAAAAATATTAGTTCCATTTTTGTCTCTTGTGTCCATAGTTTTTCTATGAACTAATTTATTTTTGAATGGGGAATTTTCTTTTAACCAAATTTTTAATTCTTCATTTTTTTTCTGCTTGAAAATTTCATATAACTTGCTATTATAATTAAAGTGCCGTTTAAGAGTTTTCATACTCATTGAATTAATAGCACATAGCATTTTATAATAATCTTGCCCTTCAGTAAATTTACTTAAACATAAATGGCATATATAATGCTCTCTAAAAGTCAATTTTATTAGATTATCTTCTTCATTGCTTCCGCCCATAGATCTTGGAATTATGTGATGAATTTCTCCCTCTAAAATGGGGTATTTAATTCTGTTAATTATTATATTTTTATACCATTTTAAATATTTGTTATTTTTTAATGGACAATAACCATCTATCGTCAATTTCATCAGATTCCTTTAAATCTTTTGCCAGTTTCTTTTTATTATTTATTAGATTTATACTTTCATTGCCTTCAAACTTGTATTGAATGCCATTATCTGCTGTTACATAAACCCATAATGGAGTTTTTTCTTTTCCTCCATAAATCTTATGGCAATGCTCCTCAGCATTCCATCCATAATCTTCAAAGTCTTTATACATCTGTTCTACCAACGATGTAGTGGGTACTACTAGAAGTATTTTCTTTCCTGTTGCCTCAAAGTATCTGACGACAGAATAGATCATTAAAGATTTTCCAGAGGCTGTTGGAGAAATCAAAAGTTTTCTATTATATCTTAATGCATCGTAAACAGCATTAATCTGATAATCTCTTGGATTATGTTTTGATATTTTTTTCATAAATTCGGAAACTCCTTCATAAGAAATCATCTCGTTTTCTTCAAAGGGAGTTCCATAGAATTGATTATCTTCAAATTCTACAGAGTAATCAAACTTCTTTGCCCAAGAAATTAATTTATCCAGTAGACCAACATAAATTTCTCCAGTATGATTACTATAAAGTCTTATTTTCCCATCCCAATACTTACTTCTGTATTGAGGCATGAATTTTGCACCAGGTACATCAAAAGTAAAATATTCAGACAATTCTTGATGAATATGTGGTTCTGTTTTTACTTTAATATAAACTTCATTTTTCTTTTGAATAACAATATCAACCATATCCCGCAGTAAACCTCATATACTCAATAGAATTTTTTATCTGGTAAGTTCTATTTAAAATAGTTTTAAGGATGCTTTCCAGATAATTCAACATAGTTTCATAATAATCAAGTTTAGACAAAGATCTTATAATATCTTCATCTGCATCCATATACTTATCTATATCACCTTTTAGGACCTTATAATCAAAGGGAAATTCTTTATAAACTTCTGGATCTGCTTTTCCCGTGTAATATAACCATTTGTCTTTTCTTAAAATTTTATATTTTGACTCTTCCATTTTTTTCAGAAGAACCACATTATTGTAAATTTTATAATATTTTGCATGGAGTGTTGGTATTTTTAAAGACTCCTGATGTAAATTATCGGGATCTATAAATGAATCCTCATCCCATATACTTTGAATTTGTTCAAGATTCATAATTAAAATATGGTTATTAATATATTGATATTATAGCATTAATCCAAAATAGTATTAAATGGGGTAATCCAATTTTCATTTGCGTTTTCTACAACAATTATCTCCATATTTTTTTGATTTAATTTTTCGACCAGTAAATTATAAGATGCTCTAACTGTATCAGTTGTCATGCTTCCAGAATTATCAATAAACAAAGCGATTTTTGAACCATCTGGTAGAGAATCTAAATTGCAAATATCAAACCAATCTGAAGCATTTGGTGCATATCCGTTATCTCTGCTAACTCTAATTGGTCCATAAGTTTTTTTATTATGTCTAGAACCAATAAAAGATCTATCTAAAATTGTTATAGTTGGACTTGTAGCAATAACATTATTTGAACTATCAAGAATTTGAAGAGCAAATCGTTCATCTCCTTCTGTTTCAGCGTCTCTTACAATTACCCAAGAAAATGAAATAGTAGATCCAGTGACGGTAAACGATCTTTCAAATGAAGATGGATTAAAATCTGATACAGATATATTTCCAGAAATTGGAGTTATTTTCGCTTTTAAATTAGTTCCATTATTAACATTAGTTGTTGAAATATTAAATGTTAAAGTTGAAGTAGATCCAGAGGTCGATTCTACGATGGAGGTTGTGGATGGTGTTATTGATATGGTATATGGTCTATCTTTTACTATTACTGGTGTGCTAGTTGCTATAATTGAACCAGTAATTGATCCAGCTCTAATTTGTAGAGTAAATGATTCATTATCGTCAATAACGAAATCATTTACAGGAAGAAGAGAAATAGTTCCCGTATTATTGGATATGGTAAAACTTCCAGATTGTATTGGAATATCTGCAGTAGAAATTCCTGAAGTAGTAAAATATAAAACTGTAGAATTTGGAATTCCTGTAGTATTAATAGTAAAATTAATACTATTTCCTTCCGTTACAGTAACAGCGGAAGATATTGATAATGAATAAGGAACATTAGCAATAGTTATGTTATTACTGGTGGTTACTATCCCTCCAGAGGTTGAACCCGTTCTTATTTGTACATTAAAGGTCTCATCTGCTTCAACATTTAAATCATTAATAGCATTAATTATGAAAGAACCAGTATCATTATTAATTACAAAAGAACCAGAATGTGGAGATACGTCTTCCGAAGAAGAAGATGTATAATATAAATTAGTCCCGTCAGGAACTCCAGTCGTATTAATTGTAAATGTTATATTTTCTCCCTCATTAACTGAATTTATTGACTCGGTTATAGAATATGATGTAGTTGATGTATCTTGAACAGTTACCGTAGAGCTAGTTGCTACAATAGGTCCCGTTACACTATCTGTTCTTATTTGTATTTGGAATGTTTCTTGATTTTCCGATCCTGCTAAAGAAAAATCATTTAATAGTGATCTGGATATAGTTGCAATTCCACTGGATATGTTAAAACTTTCAGATAAAGATAGGTCGGAAAAATCTTCTGGAGATACTGTTCCAGAAGTTGTATAATATAAAGTTGTTCCATCTGGAACATCTGTAGTTGTTATAGTAAAAGATACGGTATCTCCTTCATTTATTGATGTAGAAGATTCTGCGATTGAATATGTTGGTCCATTTTGTAGTTGTATTAATGCCCCTCCAAGACCCTTCACTGTTAAAATACTTCCAGATAAGTTGATAGTATCATCTAGTGTATATGTTGTTCCCCCATATGATATACCAGTATCATTTCCAATGAATGTAAAATCATAATTTGTATTATCTATTTTTAGAGTAATATTATCACCAGGCAGTCCTGGTATATAAATATACTCCTGGTTATCCTTTAATGAACTTACATCAACAGTATCCCAGTTATCAAAAATAACAAATTTTACAGGTACATCACCCAATCCAGAGGATTTTGATGTTAGAATACCTTCAATTTGAGATAGTGATACATCCTGAATTTGACTTGTAAATTTGTTTTTAAAGTGCCTTACATAGTTTTTAAAGGAGGCTCTATTGTCTAAATTTGGTAATGGCATTGTTTGACCTCCTAGAATACTATTCCACTTAATGCAGCTGCAGCCACAAGAACAGAAATCAATTCAACAGTATAGTCTGGTTGAACTCCAAGATCTGTTCCTTTGTAATAACTAACATCTCCAAAATTTGGACTTGAGTAAGCAACTTCAACTTCAATCAAAGGTTGTGTTGATAAGTGAGAAAAATGAACTAAAGTTTTTGATTTTGTTGTAGATCTCCACCAAGACGCTTTTGATGGGAATGGTGTTCCTTGAGCAGTACCATCATTGGTGTTGTATGGGGTGTCATCAAAATTATACCAATCTTGAAGTACGAAACCAACCTCTCCTGCATATGGGCCAGATGGTAATATTACTAGCCTACCCCATAAAGGATACTCACCTTTATTTTTTCCTT